ATTTCTATTGAAACAAACCACTCTGATGACAAAGTACAATGGATGGCTTCTTAAATGGCAGAAGCAATTGTCACATCGTCGATAGTCGCTCCGGGGTTTCAAGGACTTAATACACAAGACTCAACAGTAACTCTTGAATCTGGGTTTGCTACACAAGCAGAGAACTGTGTTATTGACAAGTTTGGTCGTATTGGTGCTCGTAAGGGGTGGATTCCACTAAACGCTACAAACTCTGATTTAAGTACTTCTAATATTAATACTATTGTTGAAATAATTAAAGAAGACGGAAATACACTTCTTTCTGCTGGTAATAATAAGATATTTTCTGGTTCAACTACATTAACCAAGTTAGTAGTTCGCAACACAAACAATACTGCTGATATATCTTATACAATAACAGACGACCACTGGAGTATCGCAGTACAGCCTTACAGTACTGGTTTAGGAGCTTCAGCACACGCTTATTTAGCACAAGCAGGTCATCCAACTTTAGTTTATCATAAACTACCTACAATTGGAACAGGGGCAACTTTAACTGTTTCTTCAGTTAATGGTTCTGGTCATGTACTAGGTGTTACAGTAACTACTGGTGGTTCTAATTGGAAAATTGGTGACTTGTGTACTGTTACTGGTGGTGCTGGTTCAGGAGCACAGTTTACAGTTACCGGTGTTAGTGGAACAGCAATTACATCAGTATCGATTACTGTTGTTGGTTCAGGCTATGCTGTTGGAAACGTACTTACTTTAGTCGACACAACCTCTCCACACCAACACGATGGGTCTTATGGATTACAGCGTTTAGTTGATGTCGGAACACTTCCTACAGGATATGCAGAATCGACTTTTACTCCTAATATTGCCTTAGCAGCGTTTGGTCGTGTTTGGTATGCTGACATATATAACGATAGACAAACAGTTTACTTTAGTGATTTAAATTCTGGACAAACACTCTCAGGCGGTTCTTCTGGTTCTTTAAACATTGCGGATATTGTTCCCAGCGGCGACCCTATTGTAGCTCTTTCTGCACATAATGGTTTCCTTGTTATTTTATGTAAAAACAATATTGTTGTTTATAAAAATGCAGAAGATATTGCCACCATTGCCTTACAAGATTTAATTCGTGGAATTGGCTGTATTGCACGAGACTCTGTCGCAGCTACAGGTAGTGATTTAGTCTTTTTGTCTAATGGCGGTGTGCGTTCTTTACTTCGCACGATTCAAGAGAAATCTGCTCCTATTCGTGACATCAGCGCAAATGTTCGTGATGATTTAATGCTCTTGATAGATGCTGAAACATCTAAGCAGGTAAAAGCAACGTATTATGAAAGAGATGCATTTTATATTATTTCATTTCCTACTTCTAATATTTGTTATTGTTTTGATGCTAGAGGGGTAACAGAAAACGGCGCTGCCAAAGCCACTCTGTGGAGACAGTCTATAACCGCTTTCTGTGCTACAATTACTCGTGCCTTGTATCTAGGAAAAGCAGGATACATTGGTAACTATAGTGGATACTTAGATAATGGCACTAAATATCGTATGTTGTACTATACCAATTGGTTTGATATGGGAAGTGCGACTATAGAAAAAATTCTTAAGAAAGTTGGAATTACATTTATTGGTGGTCGTGGTGTAGCCGTAGCAATTAAGTGGGCTTTTGATTATAGTCAATCATATCAAAGTACTACATATACACTAGCTAATCCGGCTGTTGCAGAATATGGTATTGCTGAATATGGCATTGGTGAATATACCGCTGGTATTGTTTTTGATAACAATACAACTCAATTAGGTGGAACAGGAAGATTAATCCAATTAGGAATTGAAGCAATGATTAATAATTCAGAATTATCAGTTCAAAAAATGGACTGCTATGTTAAACAAGGAAGGACAAGATAATGGCTGATTATGTAAAAGCAACGAATTTTGCAGTTAAAGATACGCTAACAACAGGCAATCCAGCAAAGCTAGTGAAGGGTACTGAACTTAATTCCGAGTTTGATGCTATTGCTACTGCAGTACAAACAAAGATTGATTTAAATAATCCTTCATTCACTGGCACGATGTCAGGTGGAACTATTAATGGCGGAACCTACTAAAACCCCTGTAGTCTTTCGCAAAGACTATATCATGTATTTAGAGTTTTTCGATAATTTATTATGGTTTCACACTGATGTTTATAAATGGTCAAAAACAGTAAAAACCAAGTATTTAAAAGAATTAAATTTGTTGCAACAGTTAAATAATATACCTTTACTTGCTTTAATAGATAAACAAGACATGAAGTTAGCAAAGTTTGCAAAAACAATTGGATTTAAATTTAAACAGCCTTTTTTAGGTCAGGATAATAGAATGTATCATATATATAGTAGGAGTCTATAATGGGTTCACTAGTCGGTTCAGTACTCGGTACTGTAGGCGGTTTAATATCTGGAAATAAAGCATCTAATGCTCAAAACGCTGCGGCTGAAACTGCTCGTACTGATGCACTAGCTTCCGCTAGAATGGCTCAGTTTACTCCTGTAGGTATATCTACTCGTTTTGGTACATCTAATTTTGGTTTTGATGACAATGGTAAACTATCTAGTGCAGGATATACACTATCGCCTGAATTAAAAGCACTGCAAAATTATGTGATGTCTCAAGCTGGAGCTGGACAGGCAGATACTTCTCGTTTATTAAGTCTTGGTCGTGGCTATCTTGCAACTTCGCCTGAAGAAGCTGCACAGAACTATTACAATCAACAAAGGCAATTAATTGCTCCCGGAGAAGAAAGAACACTAGGGGGAATTAAAGCAGGTCTTTTAAGAACTGGTCGTGGTGGTTTATCGGTTGGACAAGGTGGTGCTTTAGCGGCTTCCAATCCTGAACTACAAGCCTACTATAACGCTATTGCTCAACGAGATTTAGAACTAGCTGCAGCATCAGAACAAGAAGGACGTAACAGAGTATCTTATGGACAAGGGTTATTATCTTCTGCGTATGCTCCTATCTCTACTCCTGTGGGATTAGCTGGAACATTTGAAAACCTTGGTCAAGGTGCTTTAGATATTGGTGCTAGTTTAGGAGCACAATCAGCAACTGCTGGTGGTCGTGCTGCTCAATTATATTCTCAAGGAATGTCAACAGCAAATCAATTACAATTAGCTAGAAACAGTTACAGTCCTTGGGGTACAGCACTCAGCGGTGCTGGCTCTGCCGTAAGTGGTGGGGGAGGCGGAATGGGAAGCTGGTTTAATAGTTTAATTGGAAGCAATGTAGGAACTGCGGCTAGATATGGAACTAACATTGGCTCACAGCAAACTAATATGTTGCAAGAACAAGAAAGAGGACTCTGGGACTAATTATGGCAGATAATATCGTAGGAAGTTTATTTGGTGTAGACCCACAACAGTTAGCACAAGCACGTCAAGCAACAGACATGGCTAATGCTTTTCGTTATGCACAGCTTGACCCAATACAACAAGCTCAGATGTCTATCTATCAAGGCAGTGCTGGATTAGCTCGTGGTGTTGGCGGCTTACTTGGTGGCGACCCTCAATTAGAAAAAGTATCCGCTATTAAACAACTATCTACACAGTTTGATTTAACTACTCCAAAAGGTATGCGTGACTTTGCTGGTGCATTACAGTCTGTTGCTCCTAATGAAGCAATGATGGCTGCTAAACGTGCTGATGAGATGGATGTTAGTCGTGCCACCATTAGTCAAAAAATGGGAGAAAATATCAATACCATGATTGCAAGTGGTAAATATACTCCAGAAAGTTTAGGAATATATCAAAAGACTCGTAATGCAACTGATTTAGTTCTTGCTGACAAAGGATTAACAGGAGCTAATAAAGAAAAAGTAGCTGCTGCAGTTGAAGCAAATACTTTAATTGATTCTGGTACTGCAGAAATTGGCAATTATCGTGACATGATTAAAAAAGGCGAAGTACAATACGGACCTATTACAAATCTTGGTGCAAGAGCATCCGCAGCTATTGGTACTCCAACTGAAAATGCTTTAAAACAACAAGAAATTGAATCTTTCCTTACAGGTCAAATAAATGAAGTATTGAACGCTGCTAAAGGTGTACAAGCCAAAGATGACGCACTTCGTGCTGAACGTCAGATTAAAGGTTATTTAGCTCAAAATAGTAGTGCTGGTATGGATAAAGCACTAGAATTGTTGGAAAAAACAAAATTACGAGTTAAGCAAGGTAATGAAGCATATATTTCTTCACTAACTGGAGAGACATCCCCTAAACAACCCAAAGCATCAACTAGCACAAATACTGCAATTTACAACACAGTTAGAGCCAAATCTGGCTGGGAAGATGCTACAGATACAGAGATTGACGCTGCTATAAAAGCTGGTAAAATTAAAACTGGCACAATCAAAAGGTAAATAATAATGGCTAAATATAAAACTAACGCTGAAGCACAGCAGGATTTAGCTCGTCAATTACAAGATAAGGCAAGAGAACTCCGTCCTATTTATGATAGTACTGATACCGTTATCAAAGCTAAAGCAGATAAACTAAAAGCTGAAATAGGAACTATTCAGAATAAGTTGATGATGGTTCAAGAAGGCGGTTCTGGTTTATTTGGAACTATCGGTGGTGGTTTAGCCAAAGGTGTAACACAAGCAGCAACAGCTATACCAGACATAGTGTCCATGACTTCTAATTATTTTGGTGGAACAAAACTTCCAATGTTAGGAGAAAAACTTGCATCCGGATTAGAAGTAACTTCTCAAGACAAAGTAAAACAAGGTTTATTTGGTCTTTCACAAGGTGCTGGAAGTTCTTTAGGATTAGGTAAAATCTTAACAGCTTTAAATATTGGAAGCACAGCAACAGACGCTGTTGTTTTTGATAATGTTCCAGTAACCCAATTATTAACTGCTGTGGGTGCTTTATCAACTGCAGGTTATAGAGCAGGTAAAAACTGGCAAGAAAATCGTGGTGTTAAGAAAATCATGGAGCAGCTAGGTCCTGATGGTGAAAACATTTTAAAACAGTTTATGATTCGTGGTCAAGACAGTACAGACCCCAGAGTAGCTGGAATTGTGTCTAAATTACGCACGAATCCCGAATACGCTGAAATGTTCAATATTTTAGAAAGTAAAGCTACTAAAGAAGCACTTAAAGGAGCCAGAACAGAAGTAAATCCAGCATATCCTATAGATAAAACAGGTGCTGGTATTTATCAAGCTGTTCAAGGAAAAATAACAGGATTTAAAGACGCTATTAGAAACGACGGTGCTGGTGCATTTAAAAAAGCCTATGAATATGCCGGAGATGAAGCAATTGTTGATGTTACTAAAACAAAAGAAAACATTAATAAACTAATTACACGATATACCGATAGAGCAACTCCTGATTCAGAAAGTAGTGTTAAGTTTTTGACCAGTCTTCAAGAAAGACTTTCTGATGGAAAAATTACTGTTCCTCAACTTCAGGGATGGTTAAGTGAGTTTGGTAAAGATGCTGCAAAAGGCGAGTCTCTTATTACAGGTGTTTCTGTTGACACACAGAAAGTAATAGCTACTGATATTTTTAGAGGTCTTAAAGATGACTTGCGTGGTTTAGCAAAATCTTCCGACCCTAATGAAAAAGTAATTGGTAATTTACTACAAGGTGCAAGAGAATCTACTAGAAAAGCAGTAGAAAAATATAGTGATTTTGTTGCTCAAGGATTACCTGAAATTCTTAGAAATAAAACTATTGCTTCTATTGACACAGATACATTATTAAAAACAGTGCAAGGACTTTCTCCAGCACAAAAAGGTTCTTTAGCTAGTGTTCTTGACCAAACTGCTCCAGAAGATTTAAAACGTATTAAACAAGTAATGTATGATGATTTTGTTCAATCAGCTAGAACTAAACTTCCTGACGGAACAACAGGTATTGATTTAAAATTATTAGCTAACAAATTTAATACATTAGATGAAACTGGTAAAGCTAACATGGCTTTTTCTGTTGGTACAAGTATTGATGACTTTACAGCTAAAATGAAAGATGCTGAAAGTTTCTTTAAATATCAACAAACCTATGCCGGTAAAACTGACGGAAGCAAAGTAAATCCTTCAGAACTATCACAAGCTGGTTATGCTCTTTCTGGCGGTTCTTATACTGCCGGTAAAGTATCTGGTTTGATGGGTAATATTTGGAATTCTATTAAAGGCGGTTTAAGCGAAGAGAATACTCTTAACTTCTTAATGTCTCCTGAAACTAAAGGAATATTAAGAGAATCCATAATGTCTCCTAATAGTCAAAAGACAGTTGAAAAAATATCTCGTGTATTAGGCGGTGCAG